AATGCATCCATTAAATGATTGTTCTTGTCAACAGGTTTATTAATTATAGTCCCATCTTTTAATTGTTCATATAAATAAGATTGCTGTTCTTTTTGTAGGTTCTTTGATTCTAATGAACCAATAATGTCAAACTCTTTTAATAATGATATACCAGCATTTATTGACCCTTGACCTTTGATTGCTGGTTTTGCCCATATATCCATTTGTCTTAACTCCTCACCACTTTTAGGTTCTGCTGAATCATAATAACATAAATATTGATTGTAATTATTTGCTTTAAGAAACTCTGCAATGTCTCTATTTGTCATGCCTTTTTTATAACATAATTCATGCACATAAATCTTATCATTCTTTTTACCAGCTAAAATAATAGCACAACTATCTTGACTAAATCCAAAGTCAATGCCAATACCCCAATCATCTAATTCAGGAAAGTCATTATAAGGAATGTATTGCCAATCTCTAAATATTTGTCGTTCACTAAACACAGCCCTTTGCCCTTCACCATACACTCGCCAATAGTCAGGGTCTTTGGCTCTTAATCTTTCAATCTCTTTGACTAATTGTTCTGGCAAAAACTTATTGTCTTTATAAGTTGATAAAAACAAATCAGCATCATCTCTTTCACACAAATCATAAATCCAATGAACAGGGTCAGATGGATTAAAGTCAATGATAATATTAGTCCTGGTTCTCATTGCTATCTGCCTGTATTCCTCTAACAATAATTCATTGCCTTCATTAAGCCATGCAATGTCCCTTGCAGACCCTCTAATCTTTTGTGAATCATCAGCTGAAAAGAACTCTAATGTATGACCATTGTAACTGAATGTATTTTCGGCTTTATTAAAGATGCCATCCCAATATATACCTGTATCCTTAGAAATATTTAGAAAGTCCCTTAGAACTGACCTTTTTAATGCTGGTAGGGTTTTTCTTATTACACTAATAACCAATGGTTCTTTTGTGATTGTAATTAAATACAATAGGTATTGCATTATGGAATATGTTTTACCGGACCTAGAACCACCTTGGAATATCTTTAATCTTTGATTTGATTCTAATGCTTCGTAAAACTGTTTATTGCAATACTGTTCTATTCTTTGTCTTTGGCTGGTTTCCATTCAATCAGTTTGCTTTTAATATCTGCATCATGTTTTATTTCTTGCCTTTCAACATAACCTCTTTTCTTGCCTTTAGTTTTGCAGTAAAATATAATACTAGTAGTGTCACCATCTTTTATTTTTTCATGTAGTTTGGATTCAACAAAATCTAATGTCTGGTCACTTACATCATCAACAGCTTTTTTAAATTCTTTGTCAGAACTGTACCATTCATAATAAGTGGACCTAGCTATCCCAGCTTGTTTACAAGCAGCTGTAACAATGCCTAAATTAGTTTCTAAGGCATGTATTAGTTTCTTTTTTATAGTGTCCGATTTGTTCGATTTCATAAGGCAAATTTAAACAAAAAAAAAGGAGGTCCGAAAACCTCCTATCACCTGACTAAAAAACCAAATACTAAATACTGTCAGGATTGTATTTCTCAAATGCATCTCTAAACCCATAAGACCATCTATGTGCGCTTCTCCAAATACAACCTCTTTCTAATAGAACTTCTTGGTCATCAGTTATATATTTAAATGGAATATCAACATTCATATTATTTAAGGAATTATACAATGATTGAAATTGTTTGTTAGCATATAATTTATCTACTTTTTTAGAGTCATAAATTTTAGAAATAGATTTAAGATTTTTAAATTTTCTAATTTCATTATATGTTTCAACTTGGTCTAAATTTTGAACACCATATAGGATGCTTTCTAACCAGTGTTTTACATCAACTTTTTTTAGTAAAACATTTTCCCAGTAAACATACCCATTCCTTTTTTGAGGTACTTCATTACCAGCGTTATCTACATAACCACCAGTTGGTCTATAAACATGAATATTAACTCTAAACATTTTTGGTGTTTCTTTAATGATGTCCAGTTTGTAAACATTAGAAATATTATCCTCTTCATTTTTCCATATACCAGAACAAATATCACCACCATCAATTGATTGACCAACCATGCTTGATAAATAGTCATCTAAAAGATTGTTAATTTCACCATTAAGATTTCTGATTGCGTTTTCAAAAGTACGATTAGTGCTACTGTATGTTGAATCGTTATCTCTTTGCTCATTACCTAAATTTTTACAAGTGTCTAAAATGTCTATAATAATATCCTTTTTATCAAAGTTAAATTCTTGTAATGTCTTAACATCCTTAATTAGTTTATCGAACTGTAAAGGATTATTACCCTTAATTAAAAATTCTTCATCAGATTTATATGCTTCATAAGAATCATTTGTAATCATTGATTCATTGCTAAATGTACTGGCAACGTTAAGAGCCAATTTTACACCCCAATCATTCGTAACATAATTGTCATAAGATATTTCAATAAATAATCTATTAA